AGAACTTACTAATGAAGCTTTGTACTGGTGATGCCATATATTTTATTTATTACAAAAAAAGCGCTACGACATAATCGTAGCGCTTTATATTTATATGTTTACTATAATTAGAATTGATCGTACAAGTGATACGAAAGAGTAACTGTAAGCTTAAGAATCTCACCGTTACCATCAGCGATACTATAATCAACAGGATTAATGTTTCTTATTGAAGCACCGATTAATGTGATAGTAGATGTTTCTTCTAGCTGTCTGTTAAGAACAGATAGAACGATTACACTCTCTCTACCTGGCATTTGATATTCACCAGTAGATGTAGCATCGTTAAACACTGTTCTTGAAGCACTTTCAAACTTCTTACGTAACTCGATAGCTTCATCATGATAGAATTCAATCTGATAGCCTTCAGAGTTAGGATATGTCGAAGCGCCGGGTACATTGAAGTTTTGACCAAAGTATTTAGCCTGCTTGTTTTCAATGTTACGACCTGGTAGTGACCCAGATCTTGCATATACAAGATCGCCATCGCCTACAAAGGTTTGTCCAGCAATCGTAACTTGCTTGATTCGAAACAAAAAGTCTCTAGCAAATTGCTTTGATGCAGCGCGTTGAAAGAAGTCTGTAATAGTAGTTGCCATATATTATATTTATTGATTAGTTAAATTATCCACCAATAATTTCTTGGAAGTTGGTGTCTGTTCTAGTAGCTATGAAGTTAAGAAGAATAAACTCGCTAGCACGTACAGGCTTGATGTAGAAATCAACTACTAGCTCGTTATTATCAATAACTTGCGGAGTATTGTTTCTTTCATCGCATACAATCAAGTAGTCGTATACACCTTCTGTGTTCTTAGCTCTATCAAAGATAGGCACAAGAGCATTAACAAGTCGTGTACGGGTAAATGTTGTATTAGGTTCGAATACGAAGAACTGAGATAGTTTCTTAGAAGGTCTTTCAAGTGCAAGGAACAATCTACGAACATTGATTCTATCGAAGGCACTTGGCTTACGATTGAGTGTCTTCTGACCGTAGATTACATTACCTTGTGCTGGGAAGAATGCAACAGGGTTAATATTAGTTTTGTATAGCTCATCGCGTTGCTTCTGATTAGGAGTAGATGCAAGCTCAAGAACATTAGTTACAAGACCATTGGTAAATCCAGCAGGTGCAATCCATGGGAATCTAGCTGCATCAGTACGTGCATAAGCAGCTGCAGCGTAGCCGGAGAACGGTACCCATACTTGTTGACCAGAGCTTGGATCATATGTCTTGCTCCAGTTTGCATAAGTAGCTGCATATGATGTATTAGCAGTAGAGTACAAGTGTCTCAGAGCCCAGTAAATATCTCTCTGATAGATTGAGTTCTTATTAGCTGCTATCTTATTGTTAGTACCAGTAACGAAGATATGACGTAGTGGGTCTGCAATAAAGATACAATCACCACGACCACCACCGATATAACCAGGTGAGCAGAAGTTTGCAAACTTGTTGAAGATTGTCATGTAGTTATTACGAAGAGTAACACCATCGTTGCTAGGTGTACCAGTTGTTCTTAGACCAGATACTTGAGTAGCAAGGTTTGTGTTATAGTTAGTCTCGTCGTAGTATGCAGTTTGAGCACCAGAAGCAGCAGCGTATATTGTACCTAAGCCAGCTTCAACAACAACGTCTATCTAGTAGATGTCATCGTTAAGAACCGAATCAAGTGCACGATCAAGCTTAGTTGGAATATCTCCAAGATCTTTTGTATTAGCTGCAACACCAGTGTAAGCACCTAGCGGGTAAAGGTTATCAGCAAAACCTAGAGTAGCAACAAGAGAGTTAAGTGTGCTTGTTGATACACCTGAAGTCGTCTGATTGTTGTTATCGATAAGCGATTTTGTCAACACACGAACTTTTTTAAGTGGAACACCATCTACACCTAAAGAAGATGTACCAAGTCTGTTAGAGATAAAATCATTAACAAGAACTGTAGTGTTACGTGAATTTTCATCAGTACTTTCAAGGAAGTAGCTAATAGCAGGTCCACCTTTTTCATCATTGATAGTTTTGAAGTAATCGATCGAACCAACTACTTTTTCATCAAGAACATAATCAAGTTTGAATGCTTCAGTTGAGAAAAGTGATTTACGAAGTTTAAATACACCGATGTTAAGTAAGTCAGCATCTTGTGTTTCGCTTGGTTGATAATCTGTAAGATTCTCCATCACTTGCGAAATACTGTTCGAAGCGCCATTAACTGCTGCAGTGAGTTGGAACTGAAGTGTTCCAACAGGAACAGGTATGTATGTTGCTGTAGAAGTTAGGCTTGAGTTAAGCGTATTAACACCTGTAATACTATTAAATGCTGTACCAGGGTTAAGATTGAAGTTATCACCAATACCAATATAGTAACCTTCAAACTGATCATTAATCGCTGTTTGTGATTTATTAAGAATAACAACACCAGCTTTACCAAGATCGCTTAGATTGCTGAACGATGTACTTGCTGAAGCAGACCATGTAAATGCAGATCCCTCGATTATTGACTGATACTGAGTGTCAGTAAGTTCCATGTGTGTAGGTGAACCTAAAACATATGTACCTGCAGAAACACTAAGGGTATTGGATGTAGCACTAGTAGAAGATGTAACAGTAGAGACTGGATATACAAGAGCAGAATACTTTGTTGCAAATCCATTACCGCTTCCAAGGCCGTATGGCAATCTTGATGTATAAATGTTAGAAGGAGAGTTAAGAAGCTCTCTAATTGTATGGTAGAAGTATCTCTCTGCAGAGTTAGTTGGTGTACCGTAGATTAACTCAAGTTCATCACGTGTTGTGATCTTAAGCACTTCATCTGACGGGCCTTGATTCGCAAATCCGGCTACAAATACAGCAGTACCTACATTATTAGGCGCTACAATTGATAAATCGCGCTCCCTTACTTCAACACCAGGAGATAAAATTGTTCTAGTTGACATATACAATTATTTATACGTCTTTAGAATCTTTTTCGTTAAAACGCTAGCTTATCTACATGCATCTGTGAGTATACAAACGTGAAACCACTTACTATCTCACCAGATTCTTGGTAGTTGTAATCGATAGCATTAATTGATGTAGGAAATGCTTTTGTATACTTAAACGATATACGCTTGTTGTTATACTCATCCAAACCATATATTGTCATATCAGTTTGATAATCATTAAAATTAGAATCTATCCGGATGTTGTCAGCGTTATATCTACCCTCTTGTTGATCGTGTAATAGATTTAACCACTGATAAATTACCCAGTAGTTATTGTACTCATTATCAATAGTAAACTTAACATTAACAGGAGGATAAGAATTCTTAGAGTGTGATGATATATACAGTGTATTACCAGCATATCTATTCTCTACAGCTGGTACAGTAATTTCAGGTACCATTGAACCGAACACTGCGAACTGAACAGCATCAGGTTTAACTGATCTACCATCTTCCTCACTATTTATTGTCTTTGAAAAAGTCTTTAGGATAGGAGGTACATCGAACACGAGTAAAAACTTATCTACTCGTGACTTGTTTAATATAGATTGAGGAAGAGTGTTAATCATCTCTTTTATTTATACAGTAGTCCACCCTTCCTGTTGCAACCATTCCATTTCAGCAACCTGATCAGAATCGCCCATACCGAATACAATTGGTGATAGAAATGTGTTGTTCTCACCCACTACTTCAAAGTCATTATAGATAGAGGTAGGATCTTCAAATAGAGCAACGCCATAATCAATAGGTAGTAACGCTGATGGTTTACCGTGTTCATCAACTTCAACTATTTCGAAGTATCGCTCTGTAATCTCTTTCTCGAGAACAAACAAGGCCCACATTGATGACATTACTCTGTCATCATTATAGCCCGATTTTGCTCTCCATACACCGTTAGGATATCTAACAAAGTCTTTAAACTCTTTGAGTGTCTCAATATCTCTGAAAGTTACAGTTCTGAGCTCGTTAACAAAGTATCTCATGTTACGTACACCCATCGATTTGGTATTGGTGTGAGCAATCATACCCATTTGAGGCTTTGCGCGTCCAGCAACTTTAGCTCCATGTGAAACTACCTTTGTATAGCCAAGGTCAAATGCAAGTCTATCAACAACTTGAGCTCCGCAGTTATTACGCTCAATCAAAGCTAGAGGCGATCCCCAGTTCTTAAGTATAGTATGGAGCTTATTAGAAAATTCGAGAGGAGGAATATTTCTATTATGGTATACAGCTACTTGTTTAATATCTCTAAGGTCAGTTATATCAAATAGCTGTATGACGCTAGCGTCGAGACCTACACCTTCAGAAATATCAACACCAGCGATATAAACCTTAGATGCATCTGGCTCTTCCCATATTTTATAATGTCCTTCATCTAATATAATAGGCGCAATTGAGCATTTTTGAGCCATATCTGCAAATAATGCCTGATCTATAGAGGACTCTCCAGATGAGAGGAATTGGCAATTAAACTCCTGCTCCCAGTCTTCTGCTGATCCAAGAGTCTTTTTCGTAGTCTCAGCCCATTTCTCATCTCTACCAGGTACCTCATTCCATAGAATTTTATCATGAGCCCAGCCATTCTCACCCTTCTCAGCTCCATCATATAACTTATAAAATAAGTTATCAGTGCCATTTGCTGTAGAACACACAAATATCTTTGATTTCTTTGATGATGAGATAATCGGGAAGACGGATTTCCAAAATTCATCCATAAGGTGAGGTTCAATGTGACCCATCTCGTCAATAACAACAACATTCACAGACTGGCCCCTAGCTGCAGATCCTGTTGTAGTTGATATACCTATACGACTACCATTATCTAGTGTCATTGAAGTCTTACCGTATTCTTTAACACCCGGTTTCAACCAAACAGGTAATTCTTCGAATGCTAGTCGCACACGTTGAAAGATCTCAATAGCAGTAGCCTCTTTGTTAGCTACAAGAAGTATTCGTTGATCATCACAAAAACACGCTTGCCAGAGAACATATATGGTCATCATCGTGCTATTGTGTGTTGGTATATAGTGCTTACCTGCAAGGAATAGGCTATCATCACTATCTACAGTTATACATCGTACCGGTTGCGATTGAATTAGTTCGACATTTTTAATATAATGCCATTGAGCTCGCAACTTGGTATTGTTTTGCTTATCTCTGTGCTTTATACGCGGCTTCTTAAAGCTGAGATAACACACATCCTCTATTGGTGTAAATGTTATCGATTTTGCTGGAGCGCACTCTATACCATTAAGCTTCGGTATATACTCTTTCTCTGTAACTTTGTAGCCTAGACTCTCTACTAACTGTCTTACTTGGGTAACAAGAGTCTTATTCGTATTGTAAAACTGACAAACACCTGTTTTAGATACATATCCATCACTGTCCACTAAACCTTGCAACAATTCCAGTCTTTGCTCTCTACTTGATTGCAAATATTCCTGTGGTATATGTTTATTGTTTATTAAATTAGATTGTTTTAGTATAGCTGATAAGCTTTTAGATTTGACCTCTGTCTGTACGGTTGGTCTCAGTGTGAAAACTTTTGTCCTATATTCTTTTACGATAAGTTTATTAAATTGCTTGTCTGATTGAAGTCTCTCTACTATCTCTGTTATATCTCTCGATCCAACTGTAATACTTCCGCTAGCTGATGCTCCATCCCCTAACCATAGACCTAAAACATAAGGAGATATAGGAAGATCTTTATACACACCATCTACACCTGTAATGCACGTTGGAATTCTATGATTTGGTTCATTTCCATATGTGTTGAGAGTCTCAAGTATATCTCTTGTTGTTTTTACACTCCCAGGTATATTATGCCTTCTATCATCTCGCGTCTGCGTAAACCATAAATGTTCGCTATCAGCTACAATTTCATCACCATTATCAAAAGTAATCTTATAACACTCTCTATTGTATAGTGTATCATGAGCCTTAACAACATTGCACGGCTTGCCATTCAGCCCATAAACTTTATCACCATCTTTTAATTCACCCATCGTCGTCCATCCACTAGGCGTCGGTATTGGTGTATCTAGTGCCAGTGCTTTACCGATCTGTCGAGATGCTAAAAGAATAAAGAATCTATTATCACGCATCTTACGTACAGCTCGTTTTTGGCATGAGTGTAGTTTAATTTTCTCTCTACCTCTATCT